CAAGATGTTGATGGTAAATGGTGGGAGCATTTTGAGATTGCATTGATGCTTTATGTAAAATGTATAGAAATGTTAAGACAAATAGCACCTGTAGATGTGTTACATAGTATGAGTAACCACGATTATCAGTCAGGTTTTCATTTAGCTCATGCATTAAAGAGTTGGTTTAGAAAAGATGATGATGTACAGTTTGATATTAGTGTAGCACACAGAAAATATTATCAGTATGGTAGTAATCTAATTGGTTTAGAGCATGGTGATGGTGCAAAAATGATGAACTTACCTCTTTTGATGGCACAAGAGCAACCAAAAATGTGGTCTGAAACTAAGTATAGGTATTTTTACTTACATCATATACACCATAAAGTAAAGCATAAGTGGTTAGATGCTAAAGATTATGTGGGTGTTACTGTAGAATATCTTAGAAGTCCATCAGGAACAGATAGTTGGCATAGTAGAAAAGGTTTTACTGGTGTGCCTAAAGCTGTAGAGGGGTTTTTACATGAGAAAAAATCAGGTCAAGTAGCAAGAATCACACATTATTTTTAAAATTTTGTTAAAAAAGTTTGGTAGTTAATTTCAATTTTATACTTTTGCTCATTATTAACTAAAAATAAAAAAAATGAGTAGAAAAAATAAAACAATTGAACAACCAGAAGAAACAAAAGAAACTAGAAAAGATGCTTTAAGAAGATTATTCTTAGACAATAATTTAGTTGAAGAAGATGTATACAAAGACAAAAGAGGTTTTGTCATTATTACAAGAACTGGTATAGATAAAATTGTAAGCAAACAAGGTATTACTGTAGCATATGATGTTATTAAGTTGGATGCTGATGGTGTTGTAATAAAAGCTGTTGCTACAATGAAAACTAAAAACAAAGAAGTTCGTAACATGATGTCTTTTGGTGAAGCATCTGATGCTAATTTAATGGGAGGTGGTAAAAAGTTTCCTGTTGCAATGGCAGAAAAAAGAGCTATGTCAAGAGTTGTGTTAAAGATAGCAGGATTCTATGAGCAAGGTGTCTTTGGTCAAGATGAGATAGTAGATTAGTGAATGATGATTGGTTTGATGATTTGTTAGATGGTAAGCCATGCGAGATAACTTTATTTCAAATGGCTACCATTGAAACCAGATTACACAGGTCAGCTTTACCACTAGATGAACAACAAGAAATCTTAAATAAATTACCAACTTATACTGAACTAGAAGCAGAAGAAATTATATTGTATATTTTAGAGAACCAAGTACCTAGAGACCCTAAAGACCAATATAAACAGATGGTAAGAAATGGTATGTTTAAATGACAAAAAAATATAAATTCCAACAGATAAGAGAAGCTCATAATGAGTTTGAAGCATTTTTAAGGATTAAAGGAATGTCTACAAGACAGTTTTCTTTTTTACTTGATATAAGCGAAGTAACTGCTAGGAGATATATATTAGACACTACCTTGTTAAGATACTATCACATGAGAATTATATCCGACCACTTTAATATGAGTGTAAAAGATGTAATAGATATAATAGAATACGATTTAAAATAATAAAAGATGAACAATAAACGAAAACTAAAGTTTAGTAATTACTTTCACGATGTAATTATTAAAGAATTAGAAAACAAATTTAATGTAAAAGAAGATGAAATATTTTTAGGTTCAAGAAAGAAAAACTTTATACAAGCTAAACGTATGTATATTTTTGTGCTTAGAACAATATTTGATCTATCTTTAGAGGAGATTGGTGGGATAACTAATCTGCATCATGCATCTGTCCTGTATCATTATAGGCAAGTAGAGTTTTTCTACAAGACTTATATAACTGATTCAGAAACTTATAAAACAATTTTAAGTAAGATAGATAGTGTAACATTAGATGAAAAGATTGATGCTTTGGAAAAACAAAACAGAGTAAACAATTTAGAATTAACCAAATTATATAACTTAAAAAAACAAAGAAATGAAAAAAGAGAAAAATTATTTGCCTAGTAGCATAAAAGAAATACAAACTCAATATGGTTCTATGCTTGTAGCTAACTTTAAATTAGATGAGTTAAAAGCTATAGAAAATAAAGGGTGGGTATCTCTTGTAATATGTGAAAGAAAAGAACCTTCTGAAAAAGGTGCAACTCATTATGCATATGAGAATACATATGAGCCACCAAAACAAGAAACAGTAGACAATACTAAAACAGAAGAAGATTTACCATTTTAATAACATAGAGGGGAGGTTGGCGATTTTGCCTAATAATAGTATTAAATGTTTTTGCCTTCCCTCTTTTTTTTAAAACTATGAAAGAGAAACCAACTTACTATGCTGTAATATCTGCAGATGTCAGATATGATAAAAATTTATCAGCTAATGCGAAACTGCTGTATGGTGAGATAACTTGCCTTACAAATGAAAATGGTTTTTGCTTTGCTACCAATAAATATTTTGCTGATCTATATGAGAAGAGTAAGGTTACTATTTCTAAATGGATAAGCGAATTAGTTGTAAATGGTTATGTATCAACAAGTTATACCTATAAAGAGGGTACTAAAGAAATTGATAAGAGGTATATAAGTATTCTTAAAGGGGGTATTAAAGAAAACTTAAAGGGGGGTATTAAAGAAAACTTTAAGGATAATAATACAAGTATTAATAATACAAGTATAATAAAAGAAAAAATAATAAAAAAGAAAAATTTTATTGTTCCTTCAGTTAGTGAGATAGAAGACTATTGTCGTTTAAGGGATAATGGAATTAGTGCAGAGCAGTTCTATGATTTTTATCAGAGCAAAGGTTGGATGGTTGGTAAGACAAAGATGAAAGATTGGAAAGCTGCTATTAGAAATTGGGAGAGAAACCGAAAAAAAGATGTAAAGGGAATGAGTAAAATTCATTCACACTTACAAAAAAACATGAATGTTAAATTAAAATTAAAAAACAAATATGAATCATTTGAGTAAATTAATAGAAACCTTAGTTTTATATAGAAAAAACGAAAGAATTTTAAGCGATGTAATGAGAGAAATAACAATTTCATACAATGATAATTTTATTAAAGAATTAGAAGACATTTTAACTACTAATAATAGTATTACACTAAAAAATAAAATTTTAAATAAAATTGAACAAATTAAAAAAGATCAAGAAAAAGAAATTGAAAATAAAAAAAAATTAAACCATGAAATTAATTAAAACAATGACAAAAGCAGAATTGGTTATAGGATCAATTGACATACTAAGTAAAACCTACATAGAGTTAGGTCAACACAATGTAGAAGAAGAAACACTAGAGGTATTGGCTGAAAGTTTAGCTGATGATTTACAAAGAGTATACAAAAACTTTTACTTTGAAGATGCTAAAAATGCATTTAGTTTAGGTGTGAGAAGTCAGCACAATGGTGATTTTGTACATCTTAATGTACCAACTTATATGAAATGGTTAAGACAGCACAAGCAATTGATATGGGATGCAAGAGCAAAGGTAGATCAAGGAGCTGACCCAAGAAGTGTTTTACATTACAGACCAGAACCAAAATTATTAAAATGAAAATATTAGAATTATTTGCAGGAAGTAGAAGTTTTAGTAATGCAGCAGAAGAATTAGGTTTTGAAACCTATTCAGTAGATATTAATAATTTTGATAATATTGATTATGTTACAGACATTTTAGATTTTGATTATAAAAAAATACCTTTTAAACCTGATGCTATATGGGCTAGTCCACCATGTACAGCTTTTTCAGTTACACAAATTGGAAGAAATTGGTTTCATGATAATACACCAAAAACTGAAGGAGCTAAACTTGGCATAAAACTTGTTTTAAAAACATTAGAAATTATTAATAAACTTGAACCAAAATATTGGTTTATTGAAAATCCAAGAGGTAAATTAAGAAAATTAAATATTGTTTCTGGTTTACCAAGAACAACTGTTTGGTATTGTCAGTATGGAGATAGAAGGGCAAAACCAACAGATATATGGACAAATCATTTAAGATCAGTATTTAATGTTAATGGATGGCAGCCAAGACCAGAATGTTTTAATGGTAATAAAAATTGTAATCACGATAAGCAACCAAGAGGTTATGCAGCAAAAAAAGCATCTAATGCATTAGGAAAAGGAACACAAGGATTAAAAAATAATTACGAAAGAAGTAAAGTTCCAAAAGAATTGTGTATAGAAATTTTAAAATCAATTAACAACTAATTCTTAATAAAAATATTTTATAAAAAATAAAAATTAAAAAAAAATATTAAGTTTGTAAAAACAAAAAATAAATTATGTCAGGAAAAAGTAAATATTATTACGAGTTTGATAGAAATATGTCAACAACAACAAACATTAACCCTAAAATGAAAATGAGTAAAGAAGAGTTAGGTTTAGAAAATAAGCATGAAACTGTTACAGGAGCATTATCCCCAACTGGTGCAAGAAGTATGGACAGCAAGAGAGATAACAGAGTGCCTTATTACTACATAGGTAGAAATGGTTATGAAGCAAGAAAAGTTTGTGATAACTTTGATTTGCCTTACCACTTAGCAACTGCCACGACCTACATCTTACGAAGCTATCATAAGCATGACACACCAGTAGATTGCTTAAAGAAAGCTATAGCTCATTTAGAATTTGAGCTAGAGAAGATAGAAGATGCAAAAGCCAATCTTTAGAGTATTTGTAAAATACAATATAAGAAACAAAGGAAAAGTTACTAGAGGTAAAAGTGGTGTAATAGACACATTTGCACTTACAGACAATATAAAAATAATTGAGAAAGATGAAGAAATACATAACAGAATTTGTTATCTTCATAAAAAAAGATTAGAAAACGTAGTGATAACAATTACAGATGTAGAGGTAGAAGATCAATATGGTTTTACAACAGATAGATTTTAATTATGCCTAAAATAAGAAAGATAAAAACATCAGACAGAAAAGATAGCAGAGGTGGTGGCTATGCTAAAAGAAAGTTTACCTTCCAAGAAGCAGAGGGGATAAGGGGGGAGTACCATAGGGGGGGTATATCAGTTTCTGCATTAGCTAGAAAGTACGAGGTATCACAACCACTAATGTATCAGCTCATCAAAGGCACAACATACAATGAATAAAGAAGCATCAGTACAATCAGCATTTTGTACTTATATGCAAATAAAATATCCAACACTAAGATACTGTGCCAGTTTAGGTGGCATAAGGACATCAATGAAACAAGCAATACTAGCCAAGAAGACTGGCTATGTTAAGGGTTTCCCTGATATGCAAATACTAAAAACAAACTCACAATATGCAGGATTGTTTATTGAGATCAAAGCAGATAAAAAATGTTATCCAACTAAACATCAGAAGCAATGGATAGAAGATTTAAACGAACTAGGTTACTATGCTGTTGTTTGCAAAGGTCTTGATGAGTGTGTTGAAACTTTAAAGTGGTATATGAAACTGCCATAAATACCCTGAAACTGCCCTGAAACTGCTGTGAAACTGCTGGGTCTGTCAGAAGAGTGATTTTGCAGACAAAAATCATAAACAACTAAAAACTAACTACTTATATTTTACGACAAATTGTCTTATTAACATTTTTTTAAAATTAATGTTGATTATTAAATATTTTTTTATACATTTGTCAAAAAAAACTAAAAATATGTATAACTACGAACAACATTTTAAAGACATGGTTAGCAACTGTTGTGGTGATAGTATGGAAGAGCTGCAGGAGTTTTGCTATGCATGTGATACTAGAACAAAGAATGATATTATAGATGGTGTAGCTCATTGTGATACTTGCAAAGAAGAGAGAGATTTTATAGAGAAATACGTTTGCAATTGTTGTGATGATATATGCGAACCTATAGAAGATTATGAATACGATCAATTAAGAATATATGAATTACAAGAAGCTAAATATGATTGCAGAACTTAAACAAAAAAAAGAACTAGACAAATTGTATAGACAAAATACAATTGATTTGAATAACTATTTTGCATATTCAGGCAAACAAGAAAGAAAAAATAGATTTACAAAAATATTTGAAGAATATAATTTTAATAAAAATATTAGAGTAAATAATGATATGTCAAAATATGTTTTGAAGAAGGATAAACAAAGTTTAACTAAAATTAAATAAAATGGAAATTATATTAACAATAATACTAGCAATAGCAACTTATGGTTTTGGTTTTGTTAGTGGTGTTATTAATAACACACAAAATAATAAAACACAAACAAATGAAAAGCCAATAAACCAAGATAGAAAAGAAGCATTTGAATTTGCTTTTAAAAACTATATAAATAAATAATAATAATAATAACTAAAAACAAAAAAAATGAATAACTTTAAAAAAGATGATTTGTTAATGATAATTAACAAGTATCAAAATTATACTAATCAATTTATTAATATATCAGATGAAGATATTGATAAATTATATTTTGAAATAGCAAAAGATGATAATTATGAAGATGAATTATTGCAACAAACTAAGGTGTTAAACAATATGTTTGATGTGTTTAGTAATGCTATGATTAATAAAATAAAAGAATAATTATGAGTGGAGGAAAATTACCGATGTCAAATTATTCTGACACTTCAATAACTATATTATGCTTACTAGCACTGATCTTTGGGGGGTGCTAGGGGGATAAGGGGGTATAGGGGGGTACTAGGGGGTATGCCTCTATACTAATAAAACTAAAAAAAAATTAATAACTAAAAACAATAATTATGCAAACTATAACAACAGATCAAGCTAAAGAGCTGATATATAAAAACAACAGAAAAATATTTAGTGTTGAGTTTATCAAAAAAGATGGTACACACAGACTAATGACTGCAAGATTAGAAGTTAGAAAAGGTGTTAAGGGTGTAGGTCTAAAGTTTGATCCTGCCAAACATAATCTAATAACTGCCTACGATATGCAAAAGGGAGAGTTTAGAATGATTAACTGCAACACTTTAGTATCTTTGTCAGCTAATAAGCAAAAGTATCTTATAAGCGATTAAAATATTTGTATTAATACTAATTAAGAGCATATTAATTTATGCTCTTTTTTTTTACAAAATTTTTTAAAAATATTTTTTGTAACTGTTGCGAAACTGCGATGAAACTGCGAAACTGCCACGAAACTGTTGAGACTGCTATTGTTTACCTTTAAGATTTTTTATCTAGTGTCAAATCTAGTAACTTGTTAAATATCAATATATTAACTGACAAATTAACATATTATTTTTTAACATTTTTTTTGTTGTTTTGTCAAAAAGTTATATATTTGTATCAAATTAAAAACAATTAAAAATAAATAATTATGCAAAAATTCAAATTAAATATAATTGAAAAACAACAATTAAAAAACAAAAATAAAGCTTTAAAAATTGCAAAAAATGTATTTTATATATTTACTTTGTTTTTATCCTCTCTTTTTTTGGGGGTCTTATTCCTTGAATTATTAACTAGAATATAAATAAAAATAACTAAAAACAAAAAAACAATGAACAATACAAAAAAATTAATTTACGAAATGTTAACAGAATGCACAGGAAAGCACATTTGTGATAGTGGATTTTCTGATGGTAGACATTGGCAAAGAAACCAAAAGAAAACAATTGAAGACTTTGAAAACGAACCAGAAGAGCATATATATAAAGAAGATGGATATATTTACAGAAATTTATCAGTATTTCACTATTTAAGCGAATTAGAATTAGATGATATTTGTAATGAGTTTAATAAAATTAACACAGATTGCAATGATTGGGATGCAACAACAAATGATGATAACTTTATTTATGGAGTATCAAAAGAAGCATGGCATGAATTAACAGAATTTAATGATGTTACAATTGAAAGGACTTGGAACACTTACAACGGAGAAAGCGACTTAACGCAAGTTTTACAAGGCTCTAACTTAACAATAAATGATGAAGAATATATTTTGTTACAGATTCATAATGGTGCAGATGTTAGAGGGGGTTATACTGATGCAAAATTATTTAAGTTAAATGATGCAGGATTAATACATCCTTATTTATTAGAATGGATGGATGAATACGAACTAGAACAAAGACTAGAGGAAGACTTAATTATTAACTAAAAACAAAAACAAATGAAAATAAAAATGAGAAGTGTCCACAGTGAGTGGATAATATTAAATAAATATTTTGGGAAAGATTATATATGTAAGATGTTTAATAATTTTATGTCTTATAAAGAATTAAGAAACAAAAACACATATCAAGAAATATTTGATGAGTTAATTAAGTTAGATTAATAAACATAATTAAACAATATTAAAAGGAGCTTTAAAGAGTTCCTTTTTTTTATATATACTTTATTATTAAATTATATTTTAATTGCTTTAAATAGCTTTAAAACAGCTTTAAAAGTGTATTAAATAGCTTTTATAATATACGTTAATTAATTATTTATGTGTTTATTTTAGTTTAATGAAATGGTTGTGTAATTTAGTTTTATCTTTTTAGACTCATTCAAAAGATAAAAAAACAGATCAAAAGACTATTTTTTGCAATACTTTTGCAAACATCCGGAAGTTTTTCGCAAACTTTTAACAGTTTTTTAAAACTTTTTTTGTGACAATGTGTCAGAAAATAAAAAGGGAGATTTTAAATCCGTAAATATTGGAGTCCTCTGCTTTTAGCCACACAAACGTACATAACAAAAACCAAAGTTCAATTTTATAACTACTCTATAATAGTTACTAAAAAAATTTAGAAGTTCAATTTTATAATTAGTATGTTTTGATTAAAATCGTTAGTTGCTATGTAACAAAATCGTTGATTGTTATTTAAAAAAATCGTTAGTTGCGATATGAGCAACAATGATTTCTATAGGGTAAGAACGAGAAGAAGTGTTAGTGTACTTCTTAGAGTTCGTGAAGGTACTGATTTTTTATTTAAAAAACACATAGTTTTTGGAAATAATTTTTAATTTAATATTTATATAAAAATAAGGTATTAAAAAAATAGTTATATTTATATCTTTGCAAGAAATTAATTTTTAAAAAGAAATATAATGAGTTCATACGATACTGACAATACCCTACTCTTTGAGATGTTAGGGAAGGGTAGTGGAACTGAAGTGTTCACAACTACTGCACAATCTTCTAAAGATTTTTATGCGATCTATTTTGTACAAGAAAGTGTTATATCATCTATAACAGCACCAGAGGTAACAAATGCTTCTGCTCTTGTAACTACAATACCAGCAGGGATGACATTGTTCATGCGAGTAACAGCAATCACTTTGACAAGTGGATTGGCTATTGGTTATTCAGAGCATGATGGTAATCTAAATGCATAATAAGTAAAACACTTTAGTAACTAAAAAATATAACGATGCTATCATTAGGTAATAAACTTACTCTTAATACACAACCTATATACAAATTTGTAAATAAGTATTCTATTGACTTTGATGGAGTAGATGACTGTATAGTTACTGATGGTGCAGATACAGTACTACAAAATACTACTTATTCTTTTTGGTGTAAAACAAGTGAATCAGGTTCTAATACTGTTTTTGGACACGGTGGTTTAACTGAAGGGAGTTTTAGTTTAAATTATTTATCAGATAAACCATTATTAGGTTTTAGTAGTAATACTTATGTTTATTGGCAAGATGTTACTGCACAAGATGATGGGGAATGGCATCATTGGGTAGTATATGCAGATGCTACAACTATTGGTAATTGTAAACTTTATATAGATGGGGTTTTACAAACACAAACTAATGCAGTAAATATTACAGGATATGATGCTTACACAGAATCATTAACTATAGGTGGTAGTCAAGTTTCAGGTGGTTCTTATTTTAATGGACAGATAGATGAGTTTGCAGTTTACGATAGAGAACTCACACAAGATGAGATTACTCGTATGTATAACACCTATTATAGCCCAAACAGAATTGCAAACGGGAATTTTGCACAAGAGGGTGTAGAAGAAGTAACTAATGGAGATTTTAGTCAGATAGGTTCAGAGTTAGTAACTAATGGCGACTTTGCAACAGATACAGGTTGGACAAAACAAACAGGATGGTCTATAGCAAATGGTAATGCTTCTTATGATGGTAGTGGTACAGGTTATCAATACATACTTCAATCAATTACAACAACTTCAGGAAGTATATATAAAATAAATTTTGATGTTTTATCTAGTACAGGTTCAAATTTAAACATAGTTGATTTTGGTTCTGTTAGAGTAAATCAAACACATCTTTCTGAAGGTAATTATACATACTATGCACAAGCAGATGCATCATCTGAAAACTTAGTTATCTATGCAAATGGTACGGATACTTTTTCAATAGACAACGTATCAGTAAAAGAGGTTGGGCAAGATTGGACTTTTGGTACAGGTTGGGGAATGGGAGATGGTAAAGCAGTATTTAGTGGAAGTGCTTTTGCTAATTTAGAACCTACAGTTGCACCTA